AGCAAAAACATCAAAAGGATTTGGAAAGAAATGACTGTAAAACTTATTTCGGTGACTCCCGATGCAGAAAAAACAATGGCGTATATTGCGCGAGTTTCTAATCCTGCGAATCAAGACAACGAAAACTATGCCAAGTTGCTTGCTTATTGTATTAATCACAATCATTGGTCTGTTTTTGAACAGTCTTCTATGACTCTTGAGATTGAAACAAATCGTGGAATCGCAGCTCAAATCCTTCGTCACCGTTCATTTACATATCAAGAATTTTCGCAACGGTATGCTGATACTTCTCTGATTTCCGAATACATTCCTGTACCAGAACTTCGTCGTCAGGATACTAAGAATCGTCAGAACTCAATTGATGATATTCCTGAGTATGAGAAACTGACTTTGCAGAGTAAAATTCAAGAGCATTTTGCACAGTCTATGCGCCTCTACAAGGAACTTCTTGCTCACGGAGTAGCAAAGGAGTGTTCAAGGTTTGTATTGCCCTTGGCGACGCCCACACGCATCTATATGACCGGTTCTTGCCGTTCGTGGATACATTATATCAATCTGCGTTCTGCAAACGGTACTCAGAAAGAGCATATGGATATTGCACTTGCTTGCAAAGAAGTTTTTAAGGAGCAATTCCCCTCAGTGTCTGAAGCTCTAGAGTGGATCTAAATAAATTATCTTGAATTCGTAACTTTATGCCGACCTATAGATTTGAAAATACAGAAACTGGTGAAATCTTTGAAAAATGGATGCTTATGGCAGAAAAGGAACCATATCTTAAAGAAAATCCTCACCTTAAACCACTTATTCCAACACAAATGAATGTTGGTGAAGTGGGTGATTGGAGGAATAAACTCACCTCCAAACATCCTTCCTGGAACACTGTCCTTGAAAAAGCCAGCAGAGCTCCAGGATCAACAGTAAAAAAATTATAAACCAGGTTATAATATAAATAATTTAAACATTCCAACCTGGTTTATAATATGACTAGAGAATATAAAAAACACCCTGAGATAAAGGTGGGCGATAAATTTTATCATCTTGAAGTTATATCTAATCCTTTTTATGAAACTTATTCAAATGGCAGAAAAAGAAAAAAACTTTTGTGTAGATGTGTTTGTGGAACAGAAAAAGTTTTTAGATATGATAGTTTTGTGTGTAAAAATGAACTAGACAGAGCAAAAAGTTGTGGTTGCAAACATACTTACAGAAACAACTTTAATGCTCAAAAAAGAAGAAAACCAGAAAGTGTCTATAGATACATTTACGAACAATATCAATCTGGAGCAAAAACTAGAAATATAAATTTTGATTTATCAAAAGAAGAATATCTTGAAATTATTAAACGAAATTGTTATTATTGTGGTTCAGAACCAGAGTTAAAGCAACCTCACAGAGGTAGGGGGAAATATGTAGGTGTTCCTGTTCCTTACAATGGAATTGACCGAATAGATAGTATGAGAGGATATGAAAAAGAAAATTGTGTCCCCTGTTGTACTAAATGTAACTATATGAAAAGTGATATGAATGTTTCTTCATTTATGAACCATATTTTAAAAATAGCAAATCATCAAAAACTCTAATATGGCTAGAAGAAAAAGGACGAACGACCAACCAATAGGGGTTGGTTTAACAACCCGTCAAATGAAGCGTAGAAAACCATTAAGTTCTGAATATCTTGTAGATATTGAACCACTCACAGATAATCAAAAAAGATTATTTGATTCTTATAAAGACCAAAAGCATATCGTCGCTTATGGGTGCGCTGGAACTGGTAAGACTTTTATCACACTCTATAATGCTATTCAAGATGTATTGAACGAAAGAAGTCCTTACGAAAAAGTCTACATTGTTCGTTCTTTAGTTGCTACTCGTGAAATTGGATTTCTTCCTGGTTCTCACGATGATAAGGCAGACATCTACCAGATTCCCTATAAGAATATGGTGAAGTATATGTTCCAAATGCCTAGCGACAGCGAGTTTGAAATGCTTTATGGAAATCTTAAAGCACAAGAAACGATTAAGTTCTGGTCAACTTCATTCCTTCGTGGAACAACTTTGGATAATTCCATTATCATTGTAGATGAATTCCAAAACCTCAATTTCCACGAATTAGATTCAATCATCACTCGTGTTGGTGAAAATACTAAAATTTGTTTCTGTGGTGATGCTTCTCAGTCTGACTTGCAGAAAACAAATGAACGCAATGGTATTGTAGACTTTATGACGGTATTGCGTAAAATGCCTTCCTTTGATATAATTGAATTTGGTGTAGATGATATTGTCCGCTCTGGACTTGTTAAAGAATACATCCTTGCAAAAATGGAAGCTGGTTTTTGATGTTCAAACATATTGATATTGACCTCCCCGACCTTGAAAGGGAGACTATTGATGGTGTAAGGTATTACAAAGTTCCCACAGAAGAAGAACTTCTCCGACTGGTCTCCATCACTTCGGTGACCAGTCATTTTAATAAAGAAATTTTTGTTAATTGGAGAAAGAAAGTTGGGAATGAAGAGGCAGAGCGTATCACAAAAGCGGCAACAAGTCGTGGAACTGATATGCATACTCTTGTAGAGAATTATCTTTACAATAAAAATCTGCCCCCCGTTCAACCAATATCTGACTTTCTGTTTAAGATTGCAAAGACAGATTTAAATCGTATAAATAATATTTACGCCCTTGAAGGGTCTTTATATAGTAAACAACTAGGCATTGCTGGAACTGTTGACTGCATTGCCGAATACGATGGTGAACTAGCAATAATCGACTTTAAGACTTCTAAAAAACCAAAACCACGAGAGTGGATCGAACATTATTTTGTTCAATGTATGGCTTACGGATGTATGCTATACGAACTGACTGGTATTTCAGTCAAAAAACTTGTAATCATTATGGCTTGTGAAAATGGAGAATGCGTCGTCTATGAAGAACGAAACAAATCAAAATACATCAAACTTCTCACAGAATACATTAGAAAGTTTGTTAGAGATAAACTGGAACTCTATGGAAACGAATAAAGAACTAGAACAAGTTATTGAGAACAAGTTTCTAACTCCTTCCAAGTTTGCTCTTGAGATTGAAAAGATTGTTGTTGAAGAAAACCTCAATTATATTGATGCGATTGTTCATTATTGCGAAATCAATAATCTTGAAGTAGAATCAGTAACAAAACTCATTTCAAAACCTTTAAAGGAACGGTTAAAGTGGGACGCTATTCGTCTTAACTTTATGAAGAAAACATCGCGTGCGAAGTTGCCCCTATGATTTCTCGTGATGAACTAATGCACCATCGCCTTCAAGCTTGGTTGCGTGAAAATAAATCGAATGACTTAGAATATCTTGGTTATTATCCAGATACTTTGGGTCTCAATCAACACTGGTATCGTATTGGTGAACACCAAGTCACAGTTGATTGTATTGAAGATATTGAATTTGCTGGATTTGTAGATGCTGAAAGTGACACCCTTTGAAACCTATCAACATTATTTGTCTTTAAAAAATCATTTCACAAACCCCAAATACGACTTCTTTAAGTATGGTGCGAAGACTCGTGCGAGTATGACTTCGTTTAATCGACGCAAAGATAAATATTTTTTCGAACGCACAAGTCGCAAATTTTCAGATAAAGAAATTATAGATTTTCTAGTATCAAACTTTGTATCAGCAGATAACCCACAGAACTTATGGATTGGAGAAATTATCAATTCTGGAGAAAGAACATACTCAGAGTGGATGCGAAGACAACAGAGTTTGAGTTACTTATTCAAAGAACAAAGCAGCGAATTGTTCTTGGGGACAAAATTAGAGGATGCTTTGAATTGTTCAAAGGGGCATCCAATAGTCCTCAAAAAGTTTCTAAGCGGGCAGTTATCGCTAGAAACTTTAACAATCTACGAAAAAATATTCCGTTTCTCCGTAGATTTTGATAAGAAACTTTTGGACCCAGTGTGGGAGTGTGTTTCCTTAAAGATTAAGAAGTATTCTCCTTTCATTCAAGTAGATATTTCTAGTTATAAAAAAATACTCAAAGAAATAATTTTATAATTGGCGGGCAGCAAAGTCGGGTAGGGGTATTTGACTTGTGTAAGTCCCGCCTTTACAATATAAATAGTATTACCCCTACTAAAAGAATATGTTAAATGTATCAGGTATTAACCGTGCCCTTAATATTGATGGTCCTGACTTTATAGAAGACATATCAATTACAGATTCTGAAAAATTTCCATCTAGAGAAGTTCAAAGAGAACAATCTCGTCAAAAATGGAGAGAAAAAAATCCAGATTATGAAAAGAAAAGGTGGGCAAAGGGATTAACTGAAGAACAAGTTTTAGCTAGACGGGCTAGAGAAAAAAAGAGGTATTGGGAAAATAATAAAGATAGGGAAACCCGTAAAAAACGGGCAAGAGAAAGAAAACAAAGGATAAAAAACAGTTTCTAAATATTGATGTGTTCAATTATAAGAAAATTTTACGGGAAATCATAGATGAGTAACTTTTTTGACTCAGATATCATTCAGGAAGAACTGAAAGAAATTAATAAGTTACAAGAAGAAATCTACGGAAGTATTTTAACTTTCGGTGGAATGCCCCGTGAGACCAAATTGAAACACATTGAGAAACTTGAGCTCTTGCTAGAAAAGCAGAGAGTGATGTATACTAGGTTATCCCTTTCAGACGACCCTCAAGCGGTTGAAATGAAAGAGAACCTACGCAAGTCAGTTGCCCTGATGGGTTTCCCACCAGAGACTGATATGCAAGTTTTATTCAGTAGTATGAACAAGACGATTGAATCTCTCAAGCAATACATTGACCGCTGAGAGAAACCCTGTTATACTATCCGAGTAATCCCCCGAATCCAAACTATCCGAGGTATCTAAATGGGCTTTGCCGATCTTAAGAAACAGTCTAAACTTGGTTCCCTGACCGCCAAACTGGTCAAGGAAGTTGAAAAAATGAATACTAACAGCGGTTCTAGTGATGACCGTCTGTGGAAACTGGATGTAGATAAAAGCGGCAATGGTTATGCCGTTATCCGTTTCCTTCCCGCTCCCGAAGGTGAAGACCTGCCCTTCGTGAAACTCTACAGTCACGCATTCCAAGGTCCTGGTGGTTGGTATATTGAGAATTCTCTGACTACTCTGGGTCAGAAGGATCCCGTGTCGGAACTGAACTCCGAACTGTGGAACAACGGTACTGATGCTGGTAAAGAACTTGCCCGTAAGCAGAAGCGTAAACTCACCTATGTGTCCAACATCTATGTGGTGAAGGATCCTGCTAATCCTGCAAACGAAGGTAAGGTCTTCCTGTTCAAGTATGGTAAGAAGATCTTTGATAAACTCACTGCTGCAATGCAACCTGAGTTTGAAGATGAGGAAGCAATTGATCCCTTTGACTTCTGGAAGGGTGCTAACTTCAAACTGAAGGCGAAGAACGTTGCTGGTTATCGTAACTATGATTCCAGTGAGTTTGCTAATCCTTCTCCTCTTCTAGACGATGATGAGGCTCTGGAAGCAGTATGGCGTAAGCAATATTCTCTTGCTGAGCATATTGCTGCTGATCAGTTCAAATCTTATGATGAACTGAAAAAGCGTCTGGACTATGTGCTGGGTAATAAAGGTACTCCCCGTTATCAGGATCCTGAAGAGTTTGATGAGGATAACACCCGTGGTCCTGTGAAAGATCTTGATGAAGATCTTCGCACTGAACTCAACAATCTTCAACCTACCCGCCGTGCTGCGGCAGTAGAAGAGGATGAAGATGATGATGCACTCAGTTATTTCGCACGTCTTGCTGAGGAGTGAAATCCGATTACTACATTGACCGTGTAAGTAAATCCGAAGCCGCAGAGTTACTTCTGCGGTTTCATTATCTCAAAGATATTTCAAAAGATTTTAAATCAGGATATAACTACGGTCTTTTCAAGAAAAATGAGTTCTGTCCGTTAAATATAGGTGGTATCCAGGGAGTTTGTATTTTTACTGGACTCCCTGTTCCAGAAATAGCACAAGGAGCGTTTGGGTTAGAAAGAAATGAACAACAAGGACTCTTTGAACTCTCCAGACTTTGTATCCATCCAGATGTCCAGTCACAAGAGTACAACATTACTTCTTGGTTCGTTGCAAAAGCGATTAAACAGTTTCGGAAGGACACAAAAGTATCAGCAATTATATCTTATGCTGATAGCAGTTTGCATAGTGGTACAATCTATCGGGCTTGTAACTTTAAGTATGCAGGTCTCACAGATCCAAAAAAAGATTTCTACTTTGCAGACGGAACTAAACACTCTCGCGGAAAAGTAAAAGGTGCTGAAGGAGAGTGGAAAGAACGCTCCCGCAAGCACCGATATGTAATGATCTTTGATAAGAACTTAAATCTAAAATGGGTTTGATGATTTAGTATTTTCAGTCTTAATTACGTTATTACTTACATATTGAGATGACTGGTCGTAAGTCATCTCTCTTCTTGTATCTAAAAGAACTTGCTGTAAGTATTGTGGTTTTAGAATATAGATAGATCTTTTTTTATTATTTCTTAGAACTTCATATTCATAGTTACTTATTCCAACCACAGGGTTTAATGTCGTTGTTGGAACTGCAGGATCAGAAATTGTAAAAGTTGGATCAACTACTTTCCCAGCAGGTAGGATGAGTCTTCCTTTCGAATCTTTTACTTCTGTTGTTTCATAATGATGAATGCTATTTAAATCATCACCATATAATTCGACAGCATAATCATAAAGTTCTTTATCACTTAGAGGCCATTCATCTCTGACTCGTGTAATACCAGCACCAATGATAACAACCCAATCATATTGGGAACTACCATAAACTTCTTCTGCAACTGTGTCTGGGCGAGCACCATCAACAATTTCATACTTATCAAACACGGTAAAGACATTCTGAAGATCATCACGAAGTTTTACGCGACGAAATAGATTTTTAATCAGAATGTAATCATCTGACGATTGACTATCTGGAAGAAATGATTGGTATTGTAAGTTTGGAAGTTCTCTGAAGTAAGACATTAGTAACCAACTCCTTGTTGACCCTCTGCAGTATCATAATCTTCAGCATAAATTGGTGTGAGTTCTTGGAATGCTAAAGTTAATTTCATATTAACTGGCGTAGAATCTGAGTAAGTAGCATAAGTTCCAGATCCTGTATAGTCAACACCAACTCCTTGAAGAGCGCATATTTTAAATTTATTTAAGTATGGGTGTGGTCTACCTCCACTCATATATTGAATCTTAAATACATTTGGTGCTTTTAAGAACAATCCAGCAGCTCCTGCTCCCGTAACTCCTTTTTTAGCAGCACTTGCTTGTTTGAAAGTTTTGATAATTTTTTTAACTTCGTCTGATTCTTTCTTGGAACGAGGAACGATATCAAAAGTAAAAACAAATCCATCTCTCAGTTTAACGCCAGTAAAGACTAGTTCAACGTTAGAGTTAACGACTACACCAGCATAACGGGATGCTACTTCATTTATGTTCCCTACACTTCCACGACCAAGAACAATGTTTGAAGCAAAACTAATTCCAAGTGCTTGTAAATATTTTTGAGTTGTTCCAGATTTTGCTGCTTTAAAAACTCTATCAACTTCTCCAGTCATTGTATTGAGTGCATCTTGCGCTGTTTTCGCGTCAATTACACCACCAGCAACTCTAGCAGCTGCTGCTTGAAGTGGATTAAATTCACTTGTTCCCCAATTAGTATAATTATTATCTCCGATACTTTCTGGAACTGGAAGCATAATCGTTCCTATAGGATTATTATATCCCACAGTATCTGAAGATGGCAATGCAAAATTTCCTTCTGCAGATTCAAATCCTGGAGGAATATATTCAAATATATCAATCTTTAAATAATCGTCTGCTGATGTAAGTTTTGTGAGTGGATATCTATAATTAAAATAACTCGTTTTTGTATTTCCAGGAGATTGAAAAGATCCAAACTCACTAATACTTTGTCCAGAAGTAATAGTAGTAGAATTAGAAGTAGGCGAAGTGGTTCCAAATGAACCGTATGAACTAATACTTTGTCCAGTTGTATATGAGTCCGCCATTTATGTTTTCTAACTATTTAGACGGATATTTCCAAATGGTATCCTTCTTAGATCACCCACTTCTTCCTTATACACTTCATACATTCCCCCAGCAATCTCATCCCAAGTATATTGCCTTTCTTCACCCCAGTGATAGTTAATTCCTCTAAATCCCCATCCATAAACTGCAGTTACGACAACAAATGGATTCTGATCATATCTTATACTGGTAGTCTTAGCATTATAAACAAAAATATAAAATCTACCAACTCTAGGTGGTTCGCTTGTTTCTGTTAGTACACTTAACAGTTGAAGCATTAAATCATCAGGATTCTCTGTTCCAATCAGTTTTTTAACAAGAGGAGCAACGCGATTTATTTTTCTTTGTTGAAGTGTCTTTCTAGGCATTATTTGATATCTTCTTTATTAAGGAACATTCCACCATTTTTTAAGATAAGATAACGAGATAGTTTTGTCTTTTCTATGGCTTCAGTCATAGATGCATATATTTTTCTATCATAAATGACAGGTTTTCTATTGGCACTTGGTCTGCCTTTCATCATTTCACTATGTTTTCTATGCTTTTTTTTATCATTACGATTTCTTTCTGCCATTTTTTTTAAATTTTCAGTATAATATGATATTGGTCTTGGATTATTTTTTAATTTCTCTTTCCAAGTATTTGATTGCTTTTTTCTTACCTCTTCTGGAATTTTTCTTCCCTTCAAACTTACTTTATTTGCAGCACCAATTTTTGCTCTAACTTCAGACCTTTTTGTTGGACTATCTTCTCCATAGTATGTTGGAGGAGCATTTCCACCATCTGCAATATTCATTAAAATGCCTGTATTATCACATTTTTTTCCAAATAAAGCAATCATATAAATTTCGTGCTTAAACGCTTCTTCTTCAGTTATATTTTGTTTTAATTTTATTATTCTACTTTTATCTTTTGGTGGATTGCAATTTTTACCTCTATGATCATATAATCTATTTCCTTTGCCTTTTCCAATATAATATGGAAACCCATTATTTTGCAAATAGGCATATGTATAATATTCACTCATTTTTTATATTTTAATAATATACTATTATTTATAATTAAAATAATTCATTCTCAGTAATTACTTTAAATTCATATCCAC